CCAAGCAATATCTCCCCGATCACCACCTCAACGGTCCTAGCCGGTCCGTGTACGGGCCAACCTGAGCAGAATTGATAGGGATACTCACCGGATGACTACGCCGCTCTATGGGGCTACTGAGCCTCGATTACATAGCCCCTATCTCAATACAAAAAACAGGGGCCAAGAGGTATCTGATTTAGCTGACTCGATCGGCGTACCGCTTTTACCGTGGCAGCGGTTTGTAATTGATGACATGACCTCGATAACTGAGGAGGACATGTTTATCCGAAAGACAAGTTTATTATTGGTAGCTAGGCAACAGGGTAAGACTCACCTCGCGCGGATGATGATGCTCGCGCATATGTTTTTATTCGATAGCCCTAACGTGCTTATTATGAGCTCTAATAGATCGATGGCTTTAGACACCTTTAGGCAAGTGGCCTACGCTATCGAGAGTAACTCGGAGCTCTCTCAGCAAGTACGGCAGATCCGGTACGCTAACGGTACGGAGTCAATCGAGCTTAAAAATGGTCATCGCCTCGACGTAGTAGCGGCTACTAGAGACGGCGCTCGCGGCAGGTCCGCTTCGTTTTTATATATTGATGAATTACGTGAGATATCCGAGGAGGGGTATCAAGCTGCAACCCCTACGACTCGAGCTAAGCCAAACGCGCAAACACTATTAACTAGCAATAGTGGAGATGCTTTTAGTACCGTGCTTAATTCTCTGAGACAACGCTGCCTCGAGAGTCCGCCGGCCTCGCTTGGTTACTATGAATATAGCGCCGAGCAATTTGCGCGGATCGACGATCCTAAGGCGTGGGCTATGGCTAACCCGGCACTCGGCTATACGGTAACACTTGAGGCACTAGCTGAGGCCGTAGCTACTCAATCGATCGAGACCACGAAAACCGAGCTACTTTGTCAATGGATTTCGTCTACGGCGAGCCCTTGGCCTCACCTGTCTGTTGAGGAGGCCGGCGATAAAGACCTCAAGTTAGTACCCGGACCGCTTACCGTGTTTGGCTTTGACGTGGCACCGTCGAGACGTAATGGCTCGCTCGTAATGGGCCAATTACTCGAGGACGGCCGTATCGGCGTAGCGGTGCTTGAGGTATTTCACTCGGACGTAGCTATCGATGAGCTTTATATGGCCAATCGTATTTCGTATTGGTCCAAACAGTTTTACCCTCGTACCGTTTGCTACGACAAGTACACGACCGCCTCAATCGCCAAACGCCTCGAGGTAAACGGCATACATATAACCGACATCTCAGGGCAAAAGTCTTACCAAGCGGCAGGGGACTTACACCAAGCATTATCGAATAAAAAACTTGTGCACTCGGGCCAAGATGAGCTTGTGGCACATATGCAAAATTGCAGCGCAAAAGAGAGCGATGCGAGCTGGAGATTAGTACGGCGTAAGTCCGCCGGTCCGATCGATATAGCTATCGGACTCTCGATGATCGTTCACGTCCTAAATCAGCCAATGGGTGAGGCTAAGGTTTACATCTAAGACACGCCGGCAAAAAACGGATTTATGCTTGACATTTTGAGAAAATCCCTCCTATGGGATTACTCCAAACTCTAGGGCTTAAGAGCTCTGATAAACCTCAGGTAGAGGCTCAGTACGCACCTGCCGTAATGGATACTACGTACGGTTATGGATCATTTAATACTGGTAATTTTGGATATAACGGCGTAGGTATCGATCGTAACTTTGCGTTACAAGTATCAAGCGTTGCACGTTGCCGTAATTTAATTGCCGGCGTTATTGCATCTATTGATTTATCTCTATACAAAAAATCTACAGGCGAAAAGTTAGGCTCTCCGGTTTGGTTAGAGCAGCCGGATATTCGCCAACCTCGAAGCCTTACGATCGCTGCAACCGTAGATAGTTTGATTTTTTATTCGGTCGCGTATTGGCGTGTTACATCACTTTACGCCGATGATGGCAGACCGTCCGGGTTTGAGTGGGTCGCTAATAATCGAGTTACATATACGACTAATCAATACGGTACAGAAATACAAGATTATTTCGTCGATGGTAATAAGGTACCTATGGGCGGTATCGGCTCTCTCGTTACTTTCCAATCTTTGCTACCTGGTGTATTGCAGAGTGCAAGTACGACTATTAAAGCTGCTTACGATGTACAAAAGGCAGCGGCGATAAGTGCAGCTACACCAATGCCTACAGGTATCCTAAAAAATAACGGAGCAGATTTACCGGAGTCTCAGATACAAGGATTACTAGCGGCTTTTAAGAGTGCCCGACAAAATCGCAGCACCGCATATTTAACGAGCACTCTTGATTATGTGCCTACATCTTTCTCACCTAAGGACATGGCTTACTCTGAATTTTCTCAATACCTCGCTACCGAAATTAGCCGCGCGATGAACGTGCCAAGTTATTTAATTAGCGCGGACATGAATAACTCAATGACATACCAAAATATTTTAGACGGTCGTAAAGAGTTTGTAGCTTATTCTTTGCAGCCTTACATCTCAGCTATTGAGGATCGTCTATCGATGAACGATATAACAAACGGATCTAATGAAGTCCGCTTTGCCGTCGATGATACTTTCTTAAGAGTAGATGCTAAAGATCGTTTAGATATTATCGAGAAAATGTTAAATCTAGATCTAATCGATGTAAACCAAGCTCGCTCAATGGAGCAACTAACACCGCTAGGAGATACAAGTGCTACTAACGTTTAGCCAAGAGATACAGGCCGCCGATACAGAGCGCCGGATGATCTCCGGACTCGTTGCACCATATGGCGAGATCGGTTTTACAAGTGCAGGCCCGGTTATGTTTGAGCGCGGCTCAATCACTTACGCCGAAGCCTCACAAATTAAATTACTTATGCAGCATCAAGCCGATAAGCCTGTCGGTCGCGCGATTAGTTTTAGCGACTCAACCGAGGGCGTATATGGATCCTTTAAGTTATCTAGTAGCACTCGAGGACAAGATGCTCTAGTACTAGCTCAGGAAAACCTAGTATCCGGCTTATCCGTAGGGGTCGATGTAACGGCCTCTAAGCCAATGGGGGATTACCTGTTAGTGACGGCGGCGGTCCTCAAAGAGGTTAGCCTCGTCGAGAGTGCGGCCTTTTCTAGCGCCTCCGTAACTGATATTGCAGCCGCTCGAGCAGCGCTTGAGGCAGCTACAAGTACAAAAGAAAAAACTACAACTATCTCTACGACGATCGTAGAGGTCGAAACCGAAACAGAAACAGAAAGCGAGGAGGCCGTGACTACTGCCCCTGAAAATACACCGGAGGAAACTCAGGTAGATGCACCGGTCGAGGCTGAAAAGGTCGAGGCCGCTCGTAAGATCATCCGACCATCCGTACTAGACTCTCAGCGAGTACGTACACCTATTACATCGATGGGCGCTTATACAGAGCACAAGATTAAGGCAGCTCTAGGTAATGACGACTCAAAGCTATACGTAACCGCAGCCGATGATAGCTTTGCTACAAACCCTGCATTTTCACCTACTCAGTACTTAGCAGAATTTCCTACTAACACTCGTTTTGGTACACCTGCTATCGATGCTTGCTCACGTGGAGTTTTGCCTACTAACGGTATGACGATCAACGTGCCCTCTCTTGTCACGTCCGCAGGCGGCGGTACAGGCGTAGCACCTGTCGTAACGGTAGAGGCCGAAGCCGGAGCGGTACAAAATACCGGGATGGAGACGGCTTACCTAACCGGTACCGTATCTAAGTACGCTGGCATGAATACGATCAGCGTAGAATTGTTAGAGCGCTCAGATCCTAATTTCTATGCAGAGCTAACAAATCAGCTACAAAACGCGTATCTAAAGACTCTCGATACAACAGTACTAAACGCACTAATCGCGGCAGGTCAATATAGCTCCGGATGCGATGCAGACTCAGCCGGTATTATTGAGTTTGCCTCAGACTCAGCTCGTAAGGTTTACGAAGCTACCGGCTATTTTGCTAATAACTACATCGCCAACGGATCACAATGGCAACTACTTATGGGCGCTACAGATACTACCGGGCGACCAATCTACTCAGCATCTCAGCCAATGAACGCAGGCGGCTTAGTGCAACCGGGATCAATTCGAGGCAACGTACTCGGGCTAGATCTTTATGTAGATAAAAACTTTACCGCTACTACTACTATCGATGACTCTGCGGTTATTTTGGCACCGGAAGCATTTACGGTTTACCAATCACCTACGGCGTATATGTCAGTAAACGTAGTATCAAACCTACAGGTACAGGTAGCCATTTACGGTTACATGGCCACTATTGCGAAAATGCCTAAGGGTATCGTTAAGTTTAATCTTAACTAAGCAAAAAAACTAATAGTCGGTAGGGCTCTTAGCCCTTTGAGCCCTACCGGCCCTTTTTAAGTGAGGAGTATAAAATGCCTGCAACGTATGTAACCGAGGCGGAGTTACGCGCTAATCTCGGTATCGAAAATTTATACTCATCTAATACCGTTGAGGAGGTTTGCCAAACCGCGCAGGATCTCATCAATCAATTTTTATGGTTTGACTCAGCTCCCGTCGTCGGTACGGCACTACAAGACAATGTAGCTACCGTAATGATCGCTAACCCGGGAATATTTACTACGGGCGACTCCGTAACCTTGAGTGGCTGCGGCTCAACCTTTAACGGTACTTACACGATTACCGGCACTATTCCGTGGACCGCCGGTACGACTACTCAATTACCATCGATAGCATTTAATAATTATGCGTTTAATTGGCCTAATGGATATAGCTTTATACAGTTTGCTAAAACGGCAGCTAACGCTAATTTTACTCGCGTACTCCCTTATGGCCAAGCAATAGGGGCAGATACAAAGACAAATAGCTACGCGACTACTCCGGCCGTAAGAGAAGCCTCCATGATTTTGGCCGTCGATATCTGGCAAGCCCGACAGGTTAGCCAAACCGGCGGCGTATCGATCGATGGTTTTAGCCCTAGCCCTTACCGTATGGGTAACTCAATGATCGGTAAGATCCGCGGCCTTATCGCCGGATATATGAGCCCTAATGCGATGGTCGGATAATGCCGGCACCTATCACTACTTTAAGAGCCTCACTAGCTGCTGCCCTTGCTAACGCTAACGTATGGAATACCTACGCGTATCCACCTGCAACTATTACCGCTAATAGTGTGATCGTGAGCCCGGCAGATCCTTACATAACACCGACTAATAACGATTACGCAAACATCTCACCGATGGCCTCTTTTCGGATCATATGCAACGTGCCTATGTACGATAACCAAGGCAATTTACAAGGTATAGAGTCGATGGTTTGCGCCGTATTCCAAAAGTTAGCAGCATCGTCGATCGTTATGAATATTGGCGCGGTAAGTGCGCCTAGTGTTTTAACGGTACAAAGCGGCGATTTACTAACGACCGACATTACTATCTCAATACTAACCGAGTGGAGTTAAGCATGAGCCTAACCGATGAAGATATCGCCTTTCTTATTAAGATAGGGCAGATTACCGAAGCGCCAAAAAAAGAAACAAAAACACACACACCTACTACAGAGAAAAGCGAGGAATAGGCGATGGCCGTATTTCTATCAAATGGAGTAGTCGTAACCCTTAACTCGGTTGCACTCTCTGATCACGTTACAAGCGCGACAATTAACCGCGTATTCGAGGAGCTTGAGGTTACGGCCATGGGCGACTCATCCCGTAAGTACACAAAGGGATTAGAGACAAGCACTATTGCGCTTGATTTCTTGTCAGATACCGCAGCGGCAAACGTAAACGCTACGCTACAAAGTGCGTGGGGTACGACCGTACCAATCACGCTAAAGCAAACTAGCGCGGTTACTTCAGCTACTAACCCTCTTTACTCAACTACAATCCTAGTTAATAACACTACAGATATTAACGGAGCCGTAGGAGATATCGGGACTCAGAGCATTACATTTACTTGTAACTCACCAATCGTAATTACTACTAGCTGATAACAAAGAAAAGGGGCTAAACAAATGGCACGACTCAAAATAACAAGGGCTACCGGCGAGGTAACAGAGCATCAAATTACGCCGCGAATTGAGTACGCCTTTGAGATTTACGCTAAGCAAGGCTTTCATAAGGCCTTTAGAAACGAGGAACGTCAGACAGATGTCTACTGGCTAGCTTGGGAGTGTTTACGCACTAGCGGCGAAACAGTACCGATGTTTGGAGCCGAGTTTCTTGATACCTTAAAAAAGGTCGAGGTACTAGACGACGAGCCTTTAAGCTAGGGCGCGGCACTCTAACCTACTTGGTAGCGCAACTATCAATACGGTTAGGGGTCGCGCCTCAAGCGATACTCGATCTCGAGCCCGAGATGTTTAAGATGTTAGTCAAAGTATTAAACGAGCAAGCGGAGGAGTCTAAAAATGTCGGTAAAGTTAGACGGCGTTAAAGAGACTCTGCGCGCTATCCGTAAAATAGATCCCGAGCTACTTAAAGAGATGAATAAAGAGCTTAAAGGCATCATGATCCCGATACGCGATAAAGCTCGTAGCTACGCGCCTACCGCTGCGCCGGGTGGGCTTTATAACTGGAACGAGGGCACCGTAGGTAAAAAGATTACGGCTCGTAATTCTGCCTTTCGTACTTTTAATAGCGAGGGCACTCTACGACGTTTTCCCTTTTATGATGCCGAGGCAGCTCGTAAAGGTATTTACTATTCTCAAGCTCCGAGCAAGCGTAATAAAAACGGTTTTCAGGCTTTGTATTTCATCGCTAATAAATCGGCCTCGGGTGCGATCTATGAAACCGCAGGCAGAGCTAACCCGGGCGGATCTCCTAAGAGTAAATCGAATAACCCTAACGCCGGTGCTAATTTTGTTAGCCGTATGGGTCCTCTTTATGGAGATAGTCGCGAGCGCCGCGGTCGTATGATTTTTAGAGCGTGGGCCGAGGATCAGGGCAAGGCTCAAGCTGCGGTAATACAAGCGATCATAAATACAGTAAACGGCTTTAATCAAGGCCGTTACGATAAGGCGGCATAATGCAAAATATCCCTAGCCTTGTCGTAAGTGCCGTATCTACGTGGGACGGTAAAGCTCTTGCCAAGGGTCAGAAACAGATCGGCGGCTTTGAGAAAGGCGTAAAGACTTTAGCTAAAACTCTAGGCGCTACTTTTGGCGCAGCGGCTATGTTGTCTTACGGTAAAAATGCCGTAAAGGCTTTTGCAGAAAATGAAAAGTCTGCCAAGCGCCTAGAGATGGTATTAAAAAATATTGGTTTGGGCTTTGATACCGATGCTATTGAGAAAAACCTCGGCGATATATCCGCCAAGTTTGGCTATGAGGGCGAGATTTTACGCGAGTCTTTCCAAAAACTAATAACCGTTACAGGCGATACCGCTAAGGCTCAAGATCTATTAAACCTATCGCTAGATGTCGCGGCCGGATCGGGCCAAGATTTACTGACCGTTAATCAAGATTTAGCAGGGGCCGTAGTAGGTAACACTAAAGGCCTAAGAAAATATAATTTAGGGCTCACTCAGACCGAGTTAAAGACTTTAGATTTTAATGATGCCGTTGAGTTACTGACTAAGACTTTTGCCGGAGCAGGTGCGGCAGAGCTTGAGACATACTCCGGAAAGATGCGCGTACTCAAAGAGGCGGCAGGTAACGCTCAAGAGATTATAGGTAAAGGTCTAGTAGATGCTTTGTCTAAATTAGGCGATGATAAATCCGTAGCTAGTTTAGCTAAAAACATGGAGGACGTGGCAGATTATACCGCCGATGTTATTCGCGGTATTGGCGTGCTCATAGAAAAGATTAAGAGCATACCGGGCGTTGAATTTTTAGATCCTCAAATGATCCCTCTTATACCAACTTGGATAGAGTTTTTTAATTCGCTAGGTAAAGTAGGACCTCAACCATTTACTACGCCTATGACGATATCGGGCTCTACCGATGCTCAAGTAAAGGCAGACAAAGCTAGAGCCGCCGCAGCCGCAGCCGCAGCTAAGCGCGAAAAAGAAAGATTAGCTTTATTAAAAAAGCAAGAATTAGCAGAGAAAAATAAACTTTCGTTATCAAAGGCTGCGGCCGTATTCGATACTAACCGCATATCTATCGCCGCGGCTCTACGTGCTACATACGATAAGGACACGATCCTACGCCTCGAGGCTTTACAGGCTATCGAGGAGGACAACGGCGAGCTCGCCCTTAAGAAAATTACAGAGCTTGGCTTATTA